CGGCCTCGCACGGGCTACCGGTCCCTGTGGCCGCATTCGCTGCCGGCTCGGCGACAATGGCCGTCACGGCCGAGAGCGCGCACCCCATCTCGGTGGCCGCATTCACCGCGGGACCAGCCAGCCTCTCGGCCACCCTGCTCGCGGCCAACACCATCGGGACCGCGGCATTCGTTGCCGGGAGTGCCTCGCTCGAGACGAGCGCGACGGTGACCGGGAACCGGTCGGTCGACAGCGCCGCCTTCGCCGCCGGGAGCGCTAGCCTGGCCGCTTCCGTGTCCCGAGGCCGAGCTGTGTCGAGCGCGAGCTTCGCCGCCGGTGCGGCCACCTTCTCCGCCGAGACCGACATCACGGTCGAGCGGCTCGTCTCGGTCGCCGCTTTCGAGGCGAGCGCCGCGAGCATGTCGGTCACGGCCTCGTCTCCGCGCCGGATGCTCTGCAACCACCCGCGGCCCAAGCTGAACCTGCCCGGCTACACGCCTCCGCGCCTGCCGTGGCAGCCTCCGACGTTCCTGCCCACGGCCACTGTCTCTGATCTGGCTCGGGCGCTCACAGAGCAGTTCCGGGGTGTCTACGCCGTGCTCCAACAGCTCGGGCAGCGCCGCGCCGTCGTCCCGCTCCTCGAGGACATCGACGCGCGTGCTGGCCAGGTCATCGTCGGCGTCGGGGCAGGCCAGACCATCCTGCTACCCGAGGGCATCGACGGCGAGCTCGGCCAGGTCAGCATCGTCCTGACCGACGTGTCCGAGCCGGTGAACGTCGTCAACCCGGATGGGACTTTCCTCACGCTCGGCCAGGCCGGCGCCTACGACTTCATCACGGGCACTCCCGAGGTCTACCAGACGAGCCCGGGCGGCAGCGTCGTGGCGGGCGGAGTGCCCACGGACAGGCTGCTCGGGCGCGACTCGGCAGGAACCGGACCGGTCGAATTCATCGCGGCCGGTACGGGTCTCGAGTTCAGCGGTGTCGGCGCGATCCGCATCTCTGCGGCGGCAGCTGGAGCGGGCCTCACAGGCGGCGCAGGAAGCGCTCTGGCAGTCGGCGCGGGTGACGGCATCGACATCTCCGCCGACGCGATAGCGGTAGACGTGGGCGACCTGGCAGGCGCGGGCCTGGAAAACGACGGCTCCAACAATCTCCGGATCGCGTCGAGTGCCGCCGGAGCTGGCCTGACAGGGGGCAGCGGTGCCGCTCTGGCCGTGGGGGCTGGTGATGGCATCGATGTAGCCGCCGATTCCGTGTCCGTCGACATCAGCGACGTGATCGACAACGTCACTATCGAGTCGTCATCCAATAACGCTCGTCGCGCGGCCCTGACCGGATTCGCTGCCGCCAACGCGGGCAGCAATCAGACGACCAGTGCCGAGCCCATCGTGACCTTCAGCGCCAGCTCGAACATGAGCAACGAGCGGGTGCTGAGCGATGGCACGAACACGACGATCAGTACGGCTGTAGCCGGCCAGATCAGCGTAACGGTCGACGACTATCCGCTCTCAGGGCTCGCTGACCAACCGGCGGAGACATTCGTCGGAAACTTCACAGCCAGCAGCGCGGCGCCCACCGCACGCGCCGGCAGCTCGGTCGCTGGAGCAGGCCTGACTTACGCAGCCGGTGGAACGCTGGCCGTCGGTGCCGGTACGGGAGTGACCGTCAATGCCAACGACGTACAGCTGAGCACCGTCACCGCGGAGACGTTCTTTGGGAATTTCACCGCGTCCACGGCGGCCCCGAGCGCTCGCGCGGGCTCGAGCGTGGCTGGTGCTGGGCTCACGTACACGGCTGGCGGCACTCTCGCTGTGGGAGCTGGCACCGGCGTCACGGTAAACGCCAACGACATCGCGGTAACCACCCCGCTCTCAGATGGTGACAAGGGGCACATCACCGTCTCCAACAACGGGGCCACGTTCACCATCGACGCGGGCGCTGTGGGCACGGTGGAGCTGTCTGCGACCGTAGCCGGCGCGGGTCTTACGGGCGGCGGAGGGACAGCGCTTGCGGTCGGAGCAGGCACGGGAATCACCGTGAATGCCAACGATGTCGAGGTGACGACGCCGCTGACCGACGGCGGCAAGGGACACATCACAGTCTCGGGCAACGGCACCTCCTGGACCATCGATGCCAACGCCGTCGGCAACGTCGAGTTGAACGACATGGCCGAGGCGACTCTGAAGGGGCGCGACGCCAACGCCGGCACTGGCAACCCGCAAGACCTATCAGGCTCGCAGGTTGGAGACATCATCCGATTCTCGACCATCGAGGATGGTCCGACGTCGGTTGGCACCTATGAGCCCACGCTCAACAGCGAGACGACCATCTACCGCATCAACCCGAACAGCGTGGACATCACGTTCACCGGCTTCGCGTTCTCTGGCGGCAACACGGGCAAGGTCTTCTTGCTCATCAAGCAGGGCGGAGACGGGCGCTGCATCGTCCAACACAACTCGGGAAGCACGACGGCGAATGGTGCATTCACGCCTTACGAACAGGACTTCATCCTGTCCGGCGCCAACACATGCGCCATACTCTGGTACCAAAGCAGCTCTAGCCGTTGGAACATCACGGGCGCCAAGATTGCTGATCGCGATTACGGAGACATCACCGTTAGCGACAACGGCGATACGTGGACCATAGACACAGGCGTCGCAGGCTCCGGGCTCACCGGCGGCGGCGGCAGCGCGCTAGCAGTCGGCGCGGGGACACACATCACGGTCAACGCCAACGACGTTGCCGTGAACGTCTCCACGCTGGTTCCGGCCATCGACAGCACCAGCGTCATCGCCAGCGGCAGCGTGCTTCACCGCGCGGCGCTGACCGGCGCCGTTACCGCGTCTCAGAACAGCAACGCGACAGTGTTCGGCGCGTCCGCGAGCGGAGCCGGGCTCACCGGTGGCGGCACCGCCGTGCTCGCCGTGGGCGCGGGAACGGGAATCACTGTCTCGGCCGATGCCGTGGCAGTCAACACCGCAACGGACTTCACTTTCACCGGGAGCAACAGCTTCGACGGGAACACCGCATTTCAGGGCGGCGTGTTCCTCGGAAGCTTCCTTCGGTACGCCGGGATCCTGAGCGTCACCATCAGCTCGGACCAGAACAATTGGTCGCCTACCGGAATAGACGAGGTCTCGGTCATCCGAGTCACCGCCAGCGGCGGCAATCGGACGATCACTGGCATCGTGCCGCCGCTCCACAGCACCGTGCTCGTGATCATCAACGTCGGCACGAATCTAGTGACGCTCGCGAGCCAGAGCGGGCTCAGTACCTCGACGAACAGATTCGTTCACAACATGGATTCGCCGGCTCTCGCGGAGAACGAGACGGTTACGATCTGGTACGACAATACCACCCAGCGATGGCGGTTCATCGCCTTCTGCGGCTCGCTGAACGTGTGAGGTCAGATTGCGCTACAGGGCCCCCACGACGTGCAGTAACCCGTTACGCGATCATAGATCGTGGTCTGGCAAACGCGCTCGTCCGGGTAAGACACGAGCGCTTCCTCGAACGTCAACCCGCACCAGTTGTCGTCCTCGGGCTCCGGCGCGCTCTCGCCTTCGGTCCCGCACTCCTCTGAAGGTGCATCCTCCTCGAGGCATGCGCCGTAATCGGCTGACCCTGGCGATGAGTAATCACCATACGCCGGGGGGGATGCGCATGCAGGCAGCATCGCCAGGGCCAACAGGAAGATACTCTGTAGGACAACCGAGGTCTTGGCAACGTGTTTCATGGCTCACACACCTGTTCGTTGGCGCGGTTCAGCCAGCATTTGCGGCCATCCCACGCGATATAGGTCTCGTAACGCAAAAGACGGCGCGGCTCTTTAACGTCGCGCAGAGACTCGACTTTGGGTGGCTCAGGCAGCGCCGGTGTCGGTGCAACGGCGGCCACGGTTGGCACGGGTCGAACACCATCGGCGCGTACCGCTGTGCGGCAGATCACGCGCCCACCGAACAGTAGGGCACCCATCGCGAGAGTCAGCGCCAGTCGCTTCATGCCCAGAGCATGGCCGACTGTCATTACAATGCAAGGCCTACGTCTTTCATGCAGTGTCCTCGTTTGACGTAGGCGTTCCGCGCAGGTACGCTTCAGTAAAGGAGTCCTCCACAGCCATGCTCTTCCCGCAAACCCCCAGTCCCGCTCGACAAATCACCCTTGGTGCGGCGCTCAGCCTGCTCGTGTTTGGCGCTCTTCTGTTCACCTTTGGCGCATGCAGTCAAAGCATCAACAGGGCGGTGGTCGAGTGCAAGCTTAACGCTCTGCGCGCGCTCCCGGACGACCCGATGATGGTCACGCCGTACGATGCGGTCGACCTGATTCACCGGATCAAGGCGTGCCACGCGCCGGACGGCGGCTCGCAATGAGCGGCCAGCAGCCGGCAACGCGGGAGCCGTTTCGCTACGCCGAGGATTACGAGCCGTACAGCGAGCAGACGGTCAACGAGGCCATCCCGCTCATCACTCCAGTCCAGCGCTACATGCTGGAGGGGCTCGACAAGATCTCAAAGGCGCAGGGCGTAACGAACGAAAGGCTCAACGGAGTTGAGGCCACGCTTACCGCGATTGTGCCGCGTCTGGAGCAGCTCGAGAAGCATGCGGCGTGGTGGCAGAAGGGCGTGGCCGTGTTCAAGTACGCCGCCTTTGGACTCGCGACTCGTTACTTCCCCGAGCTCGCGGCGAGCGTCGCGAAGTACGCGCCAGCCATCCTCGACGCGGCGGGCAAGGCGCCATGATCAAGCTCGGTAAGGTCAGCCAAAACAACCTGGAAACCTGTCACCCGAAGCTTCGCCAGCTGGTGACCGAGTTGGCGCGTCGAGTCCCCAAGGCGCTCGATTTCTCGGTCACATGCGGGCATCGGGGCGAGAGGGAGCAGAACGAAGCGCTCGAGTCGGGATGGTCCACGAAAGCATGGCCAGACTCGCTCCACAACAAGGAGCCGAGCCTGGCCGTCGACCTGGCCCCGTATCCCGTCGACTGGAAGGACAGGGCGCAATTTGCGCGACTAGCGGGCTACGTCCAAGCGGTTGCGGATGATCTTGGCATCAAGATCAGATGGGGTGGCGACTGGGACCAGGATGGTCGCACCGCAGACGAGCGATTCGTCGACATGCCTCACTTCGAGCTCGCCAAGGGGGAGTGGTGAACTGGTCCCCGCTGTTCCTCAAGGCCGCGCCGGTTGCGCTCAAGGTCATCGACTTCGGATTCGCTGTGGCGCAGAAGGCCGTCGACTGGAACGACGCGCGGCTCGCGCGCAAGCGCAAGGCGAAGCAGTGGGCCGAGACGCCCAGCGTCATTCGCGGCTGCGCGCGCTGCAACGAGATCGCCTACACGCCGGGCCAAGTGGCGTGCTCCAAGTGCGGAGGCCTGCTCTGAGCCATGCCCGTTGAGCTGCTGAACATCCCGCTGAACAGCGGCGCTCGTGAGGACCTGGACAGCAAGCTCTTGCCCGAGGGCTTGCTGAGGTCACTCACCAATGGCCGGCTGCGCAAGGGGGGCGAGATTGGCGTGCGGCACGGCTACCGCGCGCTGGGCTCCGCCTGCTTTGGCGGCGGCGTGCTCAAAGCGTTCGATCTGGTGAGCCACAACGAGACGCTGCTGGCACTCGGCAGCGAGCGCAGCGCCGCGGGCGGCCCGGAGAAGGTGTTCACCTGGAACGAGAATACGAGCCAGTGGAAGGGCGAGGAGACGGGCTCGCGCCCGAGGGCGTTCAGCGCTATCAGCGAGCTCGAGCAGGTGTTCCGTCCGCCGTTCGTGAAAGTCGACGAGGATCAGTTCTATGACATCGCCTACGCAAACAACCACGTGGCGCTCGTGTACGAAGATCACGGCGACAGCGGCAACGTCATCGTCCACATCTTCGACCCAGACAACGGAAGCGTACTGTTCTCGACCACGGTCGCATCACGCACCCATCCGCGGGTGGTGGGTGTGGGATCCGTGTTCGTCTTTGCTTGGCAAGACAGTTCCGACGACGTGCGCGCCGCGACGTTCACGGTGGGAAGCAGCACAGCCCTTTCCGCCGAGACCGTGCTGCACAGCACCGGAACGGTGGGAGACGGTATTGACCTTGCCCCCGTGGCTGGTGCCTCCGAGTTCATCCTTCTCGTTGTCCGTTCAGACACATCCGTCTGCACCATTCGACGGTGCACTACCGCTCTATCGGTGTCAGCAACGGGCACGCTGACCTCCACGGACGTGAGCCTGGCGAGCGTCGCGAGCGCGACGGGCACCGCCGGAACCGTCGTCGCCTACGTCGACACGAGCGGCAACTACGAGGTTGAGAGCTTCAACACGTCAACGCTTGCGAGCACGGTTGGGCCGACGACGCTGTTCGGTGGCGCGACCGGCACGCGCGTCCCGGCGATAGTCCTCAAGAGCTCGACGGAGTTCGTCGCCGCGGCAGCGATTCCCGACACCGTAGACCAGCAGGTCAAAGTTGACGTCCGGAACCTCTCCGATCATGTCGCGAGTGCCACGAATACCTTCCGGGAGGTGTCCCTCCAGTCGAAGCCGTTCGTAAGCCCGGACGGTCTCTTCGTCGGGGCGCTGAGCCCATACGCCGGCGAAACACTCCTCGCGTTCACCGGCATCTTCGACCTGGAGCACGGGCGGGGGTATGAATGCGCGCACCATCGCGGCATTGCGCTCGATGCGCTTCCCTCGTGGCTCGGCAGCGTCGCCACCGACGGGACCCGCTACTGGGGCGTGTTCCCGGTCACAGACCTGAATTGCCAGCACACGCCTGTCGTCATGCAATGGCGGTGCATGAGCCCGGAGCGTCGGCAGACAGCGAGCCTCGGTGGGCTCCTGTTCGTAGCTGGCGGATTCGTAGGATGCTGGGACGGGACTCGGTTCGTCGAGGCCGGGTACTTCGACACGCCCATCATCGAGTCGGCCACACCGAGCGACGGCAACGGCTCTCTCACATCGGGCTCGCTCTACGTCTATGCCGTCGCGTATGAATGGTACGACGCGCAGGGTAACCGGCATCTCTCGCCGGTCAGCGACGATGTGAACGTGGTCACCGGCGCGAGCGATGACATGGTCACGCTCGTCGTCTCGACGCCGCACTCGCTGCGCGTTAGCCAGAGCGCGGACACGGGCGGCAAGGTCATCGTATACCGAACTAAGGTGGCGCCAGATCGCTCCAAGCGGAGAACGACTTTCGCGTTCAGCACATCGAGCTTTGCTCAATCGATCACCATCGAAGATTCGTCGTCCGATGCCGAGATATCTACGCAGGAAGTGATCTACACGCAAGGCTCGCGCGGCACGCTATCGGTTCCGCGGCAACACGAGGCGCCGTACCCGGCCCAGTACCTTTGCCCTGGCTCAGCGCGCATCTCCAGCGCTGGATTGCCGAACCAGAGCGAGTGGCAGCGCAGCAAACGGTTTTTCCCGAGTGAGCCTATTGAGTGGTCATCCACTCCTGGGCATTTCGGGACCATCACAGGCCGAACCACGGCCGTTTTCTCACAGGACGATGTTGATTATGTCGCGAGCCGCTCGGAGGTATTCGTCGTTGGTGGAGTGGGTCCAGACGACAACGGAAATGGCGAATTCGATGCCCCGCGCGCCATCCCTGGAGACGCAGTTGGCGTCATTGACTGGCGCAGTATCCTGCGAACTGCCAGCGGTACTTGGTTCCAAGCCTATCCCGATCGTCTGTATCTTCTGCCCCGTGGAGGAGGCGCAGCTCAATGGCTTAGCCAAGCAGTCCGAGATACTCTCTCGGCTCACCCGGTCATCGTCGGAGCCGCCATCTCCGGAGTCGATGACACCGCTGTTTGGGCTTGCAACGATGCCGCAGGGACCTCTCGCCGACTCGTCTGCACCGATCTGCGAAACGGCGCCTGGTACGTTGACGATCTGAGCGAGCTACCGAGCGGCGTCATCCAGAGCATCTGCGAACACCAGGGCCGTATCCACCTGGTCATCGATGGGCTCGTCTATCGGCAGGACACGACATTCCCGGCCACCTCGTTCATCCCGATGACGCTCATCACGGGCAGCGTCGCCCCAAGCGGAACCGAGGGATACTGCAAGCTGAAAGGCTTCATCTCGACCGGCAAGCATAGGGCTCGCCACAAGCTGGAGGGAGATGTGAGCTTCGATGACGGCGTGACGTTCGGCACGGCCGGGCAATGCGTCACGGCGCCGGTGACCATCGACACGGGATACTCGGCGGACGACACCGTGAGCAAGTCGTGGCGGCCTAAGCGGCGTAAAGGTGACCGCTTCGTGCTACGATTGCGCACCACCGAGGACTCTGGCGCGAGCGAGGGCGAGACGCTCTCCAGCATCACGCTGGAGGTCATCCGGAAGCGCAAGAGCCGCCGCAGCGCGGCGAAGGGAACGTGAATGGCCTCAATCTTCGACAACATCGTGGCTCCCGGGCAGCGCGCCAATGTTCCGCAGGTCAGCACGCGATCGGCGGGGCTATCCGGGCAAGTCACCGCTCCCGCGTTCCGACAGGACCCGGTGTCTCAGCAACGCGGCAACGTCCTATCGGGTCAGGTCGGTAATCTCGGGGCATCGGCGCCCACGAGCAACCCGTTTGCGCCCAGGCCAGCGGCGCAAGGCCCCGCGCAGTCGGCCGCTCCTGCGACGCCGATGATTGCCAGCGCCGCGCCCGTCGTCGACCAGGGCGTTTTTGGCGGGCCGCTCGCGCAGGGCATGTACACGCAGAGCGAGCAGATGCAGAGCCAGCACTGGCAGGCGAAGCCGCTGGTACAAGCATCTCAGGCGCTCGGAGCCAACATCCAGAATCAGGGCTCGGCGGTCGCGAACCAGCAGCAAGCTCAGGCCGGCGCATTCAACGCAGCGGGTCAGAACTTCAAGGCCGGCGCCCAATCGGTGGCCCCGCGCTTCGACATCGGCGCGAGCGTCCCGACGTACGGCGGCACGGCGGCCCCGCGCGCGCTGAGCACGAGCCAGCTGGGAGGCACGCCGCAAGCGGCGAGCGTCGGCAATGTCAACCCGGGCTCGCTCGGAGCAATCTCCAACGTCGCGGGGCAGCTGGGCGGCGGCTACCAAGTGGGTAACGTCGGTGGCATCGCGGGGCAGCTGGGCGCCGCGCCGACGGTCGGTCAGGTCGGGAACATCCAGATGCAGGCGGGCCCGGGCGCGATCGCGGGGCAGCTCGGCAACCAGGGCGCATTCAACGCGGACCAGGCCGGCATGCTCCAGCGCTTGAACGGCTTCCTCGACGCTCCCGACGGGCCGAGCGTCGCGGAGGCTCAGCTCCAGCAGGCGCAATCCGACAACATGGCCAACCTCATTGGCGCGGCGCGGTCGGGGCGCGGCGGCGCCGGCTCTCAAGCTCAGGCGCTCCGCGGCGCGATGAGCGAGGGTAGCGCGATCATGAGCGACACCGCCGGCCAGCTTGCGACGCTCCGCGCGCAAGAGGCCGACATGCTCAAAAACCGCCAGCTCTCTGCCATCGGTCTCGGTGGACAGATGAGCGAGGCGCAGCGCGCGCAGGACCTCGGATTCCGCGGCCAGAATCTGAGCGCGCTCCAGGGTGACCAGAGCGTCGCCCTAGGCTCGCGCGGCCAGGACCTTCAGGCGGCAATGGCCAACCAGGGCACCCAGACGGCGCTCGAGCAGCTCCAGGCCCAGACGGCGCTCGGCGCCAGGGGCCAGAACCTCTCGGCGCTCCAGGGTGACCAGAGCACGGCGCTCGGGCTCGAGGGACTCCGCGCGCAGACGGCGGTCAACCAGCGCGGCCAGGACCTCGGGGCGCTCACCGCCGACCAGCAGGCGTCCGTTGCCGCTCGCGGGCAGAACCTCTCGGCGCTCCAGGGCAATCAGTCGACGGCGGCTCAGATGGGCCTCGGTAACCTCCAGGCGCAGCTCGGGGCGCGCGGTCAGGACCTGTCGCTGCTCCAGGGCAATCAGCAGACGGCGCTCGGCGCGCGTGGCCAGGACGTGTCGCGTGAGCTCGGGATCGCCAACGTCAACATGGGCATGCGCGGCCAGGACGCGGGCGTGTTGATGGCGGACGCTGACCGCAATCTTGCGGGACAACGGCTGGGTCTGGACGCAGGGCTCGGTTACGGCGGGCTCGCGAATCAGGCCAATGCGACCGGCTTGAACTTCCTCAGCCAGGCGAATCAGCAGGGCCTGGCGGGCCAGGGACTCGCCAACGACCTGACGCAGTCGCTGCTGGCGAATCAGACGAGCCTGATCAACACGGACGTTGGCGGCCGGTACGGCGTTCGCTCGGCTGATGCCGGTTCACCTGACCAGATGGGATTCGGCGAGCAGCTGGCGCTGAACACTATCGGTGGGCTAGCTGGCGGCGCCGGGCAAGCGCTAGGCAAGGTCGCGCTCAGCGACGAGCGCGCGAAGGAAAGCATCCAGGGCCTGGATAGCATCAAGGCAAAACTGGACGAGCACCTTCGTGCCGCGCCAGCCCACGGCTACCGTTACCGCCCTGGATTCGGCGAGGATACCGAGACGGAGCGCGCCGGTCCCATGGCGCAGGACCTCGAGCGCTCGCCATTCGGGCGCGACATAGTCAAGGTCGGCGCAGACGGCTACCGGCGAGTCGACACCGGGCGGCTCGCGCTGGTCAACCACGCCGCGCTCAGCAGCATGCGCAGCGAGCTCGACGCGCTCAAGAAGCAGCTGGAGGCCTGATGTTCCGAGGATTCGAGCCAGACCCCGAGATTTCAGATCCAACCGACCCGGATTTCGGGACCGGCATCTGGCAGTACGAGGACGGCACGAGCATGTACGGCCAAGGCGACCCGGAGGAAGCTCGGCGCTTGTACAAGCCACCGGCGCCCCCGCCCGCGCGCGAAGCGCCCGAGCCGCCACCGATGCTCGCCAGGCCCGAGACTGCGCCGGTCGATCAGCAGACACAGCGTCCCGCCGCGGCCCCAGCTCCCGCCGAGCCCGAATCCAGCATCCGCATCCCGAAGGCGAGCCGCATCGCCTACGTGCACAACAATCCGGGCAACCTCAAATACGTGGGCCAGGCCGGGGCGTCGCGTGGAGAGCCAGCGGAGGATGGTGGGCACTGGGCCGCGTTCGAGTCGCCCGAGGATGGTATCGCTGCGCTGAACCGGCAGGTGGAGATCGACGCCGCGCGCGGCAAGACCGTGGGTGAGTTCATCACCAAGTACGCGCCACCCTCGAGCAACGACACGAGCCTGTACATCCAGCAGGCCAGCGCCTCGCTCGGCGCGGACCCGAGCGTGAAGCTCGCCGACCTGCCACGGGACCGCGTGGTCGCGTTCATGGCGCAAAAGGAGAGCGGGACGGAGCTGGGAGGCTCGGGCCTGCCTGAGCAGAGCGCCGCGCGGCGCGCCCCGGGCGCCGGCTTGCCCGGCTCCTTTCAGGGGATGCCCGCCGCCACAGCGGAGATTCGCGGGACTCCGCTCTCTCCCGAGCAGCTCCAGGCGAATCAGCAGGGCGTATACGACCGCACCATGAGCGCGGCCGGCGCCGTCCAGGCAGCGACCCAGGCGCGACTGGAGGGCCGCGAGGAGGCGCTCGCCGTCGTCCAGGCCAACCACCAGTCATTCATGGGCGACCAGCAGCGCCAGCTCCAGGCGCGCACGGCAGCGAAGCTAGAGGCCGAGCAAAACATCAAGACAGCCATGGCTACCCAGCTCGACCCGGGCCGACTCATCAAGCAGATGAGCACGGGAGATGTGATTCTCGGAGCCGTCGCGCTCGCGCTCGGCGGGCTCGGCCAGACGCTCCAGCAGCGCGGCGGGCAGCGCGGCGCCACGAACGGCGCGCTCGACATGATGCAGAAGGCGATCGACAACGACATCGAGCAGCAGAAGGAAGACAAGAAGAGCCGCGTTGCACACTGGACGCGCGTGTTCGGTGACGAGGAGATGGGTATCAAGGCCGCGCGCGCGGAGATGTACAACGCGGCGGGCCAGTTCGCTCAGTTCCAGGCGCAGCAAAAGGCAACCAACGCGGATATCCAGGCGCAGATGCTGCAGGATTCAGCGGCGCTCATGGCCAAGGGCCAGGCTGAGGTTCAGGGGCTCGTGGACAAGGAGAACGAGCGAGTCAGCATCCGGTACGCGCCTCCGCCGCCGCCTCCGGCTGGTGCCGGAGCAATCGACGCCTTCGCCAAGCAGCTCGCTGCGCGCAAGGCATACGAGGATGCGGGCGCGACGCCCGAACAGCTCTCGGCCTTCGACAAGGCCATGGGCATCCCAAGCCCGGCCGGTGAAAGCGTCCGTTCACAGAAGACGCGAGAGGACAAGGAGGCCGTGGCGCGCAAGGATCAGGAGCTGTCCGAGTCGGAAGGCAAAGCCGAGGCAGCGTGGCAGACGGTCATAGAGTTCGGGAAGTCCGTCGGTCTCCAGCGCGATCCGAAGACTGGAGCATTGATTGTTCCGGACGGCTTCAAGGGCATGCAAGCGCCGGGGCTGCAAGAGGTGGTCCCTGGACTGCTGGGCAAAGGCAAGCCCATCGAGGCGGCCCGTCGCGTGGCGATGGATGGGCTGGTCCGCCTCCAGACGGGCGCTGCGATATCCGAGTCGGAACTAAAGTTCTACACCGATGTACTCGGTGACGAGGACGCGACACGCGCTGAGATCGCGACCAACCTGAACGCGCTCGAAGCGCTCATTCAGTCCCGCCGCAAACAGAGCCGCGTCGGCGCCCCTGGCGCCCCGAGCTCGTGGAAGTGAAATGCCCGTATTCGTAGACCCACGGTCCGGAGAGGTTTACTCCAACGTCCCCGACGAAGAGGCGGACCGCGCGCGGCGCGAGTTCGGGCTGGTCTCGCAGGAAGAGTACGACCACCAGCAGGCGGTAGAGAGCTCCGATGAGGGCTTTGGCTCGGCCGTCGCTGGTGGCTTCCAGCGCGGGCTGGGCATGATCGGAGACGCGCTCGAGGGCTTCACGCCCCCCGCGGTCGGCAGCGACGCATTCGGCGCGGGCGGCCCGGCTCCGATGGGAGCGCCAGCGGCCGCTGTCCAGAGCGGCGAAGAGACATTCCCGGGCGCCTACGACGAGCAGGCGCGGCTTCAGCGCGAGGCGCGGCCATTCGCCGCCGGGCTCGGGACGAGCCTTGCTGCGGCTCCGCTCGCCGCCATGGCGGGGGCTGGCGCGGTCGCCGCCGCACCGGGGTTCGGTGCCGTCCTCGGGACGACCGCAGGCGGAATCGTCGCGGAGGCCGGCGTAGAAGCGGTCGCTCAGGAATACGACGACGCCTGGTTCGAGCAGCGGCCGTACGAGCTGAAGAACGTCGCCGCCAACACGCTCGCTTTCTCCGGCGTTGACTTCATGTTCCGAGGCGCGCTCAAGGGCATCGGCTCCGTGTTCGCAAAGGACCCCGTCAAGCCCGCCGGCGCCATCGGTGGGCGCAACGTCGTCAGCGAGGCGCAAGGCGCGGCGCGAGAGATGGTCGACCCAGTCGGCGGCGGAAGCGTGGGCGCAGCGCGCGCGGCTGACCTCGAGGACGAATTCACGCCGGCCATCTCTCAGATGTCCGATAGCGAGGCGGCGACCCTCGCTCGGGACGCGGACGACCACATATTCCTCGTGGCTCAGGATGCGTCCGAATCGTTCACGCGCCTCAACAACGGGCTCTCCGATGACCTCGGCAACCAGCTGAAATACGAGGATATTGGGACGTACGCCCAGGAGTGGGAGGCCCCTCTGCTGGAGCGCCAAGCGAAGTGGGCAACGACCGTGTCAGAGGGCGCCGAGGACGGCATCGCGGCGATCCAGCAGAGCAAGTACTCCCTCGGCAATTTCGGCAAGCGAGCCGAGGAGACGCTCGACACGTTCACCCGGCGCATCGCCGTCGAGCCCGACGCCGGCAATCGCATGGTCGCGCTCGACGAGTTCAAGCGGCGGCTCGACCGGCTCAGCAAGAGCATCGACGCGAGCGACCTGGACGCCATCGCGAAGGAAGAGCTGAAGTCTGCCATCATCCCGACGCGGGAGGGGCTACGGAAAGGGCTCACGGACCCCAAGCTATTCGGTGGCGCAGCTGACCTACAGCGCTCGCTCAACGTCCCCTGGACGACCATGCTCGAAAGCTGGAGCAAGGTTCAGAACACGCTCACCGAGGCGACCGGTCACATCAAGTTCGATACGACCGGCGCCGGGCGCATCACGCGCGAGTCGACCGTCGACCGCATGTTCGCGATGGCCCAAAAGGACCCGCGCCGCAACCAGGAATTCGGTAAGCATCTTGGGCAGGTGTTCGACGGGCTGAACGGGCTCATCGAGGCTCGGCAGGCGCACGGCATCGCCCGCAAAGACGGTCTCGATGCGCTCGCTACCGACGTCCGCAATCTGATGGAGGATTGGAACCTCGCGACCACCATCGGTGTCGCAAAGAACCGGGTTGACGCCATGAAGCGCGACCCGCGCAAGTGGGCCACGCTGGCCGCCAACATCGGCGAGCGGTTGCCTATCGTCGGTCAGCCCATTCAGCTGGCGCGTGGGCTCAGCGCCGCTTTCACAGACCTGAACCTCCCAAAGAACAGCGCGCTCGGAAAGGTGTGGGACCGGGCCTATCGGCGCTATGCGATGAATCCCGTGTACAGCGACCCGGCCATCATTCGGAACTATCCCGACTGGATCGCCGAATCGCTCCGCTCGCGAGGTGGGCGCATTCCGCCGGGCGGCTCCGGCATGATGGGTGGCACGAGTGTGCCGTCGGCTCCCGTTGCCGCCGCCAACGATGTCATGACCGGCGTGGCCCAACCTAGCCCCGCCTACCAGCGCGCTAAGGCCATCATTGAAAAGCGCGGCGAGGCCGGCTCGGTGCAGCTCAGCGGCAGCGTGCGCGGCAAGCCCGGCTTCGCTGACCTGCCAGAGGGCGCTCAGTCGTCCCTGTCGCACGCCGCCATGGGTGCGCCGCAGACGGCGTTCACCAAGGAGGCCAAGGATGAGGTCCGTGCCGGGCTCAAGGCCAACCGCATCATCTCCGAGTCGGACCGGAAGCTCGCTCTCGACTTCGTTGACTCGATTCCCGACGAGCTCCAGTGGAATGGCAAGCTCGCGCGCAAGTACGGTCGCCTCGTTGGGCGCCGCGGCGAGGGCGGCGAATTCCGCGACGAGTTGATGCGCCACGTCGAGGGACGCCTGATACCCGACGATCCGATGATGCAGCGCCTCTACCACGACCGGAAGATGCGCGACGCATTCCTCCGCGGCGTCGACCAGGGCGCGAGCGAGCTGGAGAAGACAGGTAGGCCGCTCGACTCCAGCGCGTTCCGGTCGATCAAGGAGACGCTCGCCAAGCACGACTCTCAGAGCGGCTCCGTGAATATCGGTGTCGGCCCAAACTTCTCCCTCGCCGACGTGGCCAAGAGCCCGATGGGCGTGGTCGCTGGCGCAGGCGGCGCTGGGCTCGCCATCAATGCCGCCGTCCAGGCGCGCGCAGCCGAGCCGCCGCAGTCGCCAGAGGTGGCCTACCGTGACGCGCTCCTGGAGATCGACCGCGCCGGGCAACAGCAGGTCAAGACGCTGGCCTCGGAGGCGCTCCGAAAGAAGCCTTCGCGGGGCAAAGACCGGGACCCGCTCGTGCTGTTCGCTGGAAAGCGCAAGATCCAGGATGCCGTCGAGGAGGCTCGCGAGCGACTGGACGAGATCGCCGCCGACCCGACCACGCTGCTCCAGCAGGTCGGTGGCAGCTCCGGCGAGCTCGGTCGCACCCATCCTTCCGTGTACATGGCCGTCACCGAGAAAGCCGCACAGGTCGCGGCGTACCTCCAGGCGGTCATCCCGCAACGCACGGTCACGACACTGCTTGACCCCGTGGGAGCAGCTCCGTCATTCGACCGGGCATGGGACTTCGCTGCACGGTTCGTCGGGGCCACCCAGCCGCGCGTCGCGCTCCGGGAGATCGTCCGCGGGGCGGCGCCGCCCGAGATGCTCGAGGCAGTTCAGCAGAACTGGCCCGAGCTATGGGACGGATTCCGCGCTGAAACACTCGGCCAGATCCAGCGCATGCACATGTCCGGCCGTCACATCCCGTCCGAAAAGCTCCGCCGACTGGATTCGCTGCTCGGTCTGCGAGGGCAACTCGACCCGACGGCGGCGCCCGAGTTCACGGCTCACATGCTCGCGGCTCAGGACGCAGAGCTGGCGCGTCGGCAGGAAGGCGGGCAAGCTAGTGGCGCGGTCCCCGGTGGCGGCTCGGGCGCGGCGTCGTTCAGGACGCGGCTCGACGCGATCAACAACGAAAGGCAGATGGGATGAGCGTTGCAGCAGGAGACGGGCGCATCAATGTGCGCAGGAACGTCACGGCAGGGTCACTGCTGGGCGTGGGTGGCGCGCCCAAGAGACGGGCGAGCACGCTGCTCATCATGAACGAGTCAATCGACACGCCAGGCACGGCGGTAGTGTCTGGAGATGACGGCGTCGAATACACGGTCGATGTACCAGTGTCGTCCACGGTGGAGATGTGCGGCGACTTCGAAACGCTCGGCGCACTGACCGGCGTCTCGGTCATCGCAGGCTGGGTCGACGATGGGAGCGTGCAGCGCAATGGCTGACCAGAAGAAGCCGGCGCAACCCGCGCCAGTCGAACAGCTCATCGCTCGGTTCCAACTCGAGACCGACCGCGCTCTGGCCGCAATCCGCGAGGACATGGGCCGCGCAATCGGCGACCTGGCTCGCAAGGTGGCCACCTTGGACGACCGCTTCACCGAGATGCGGGACGCCGCGTCGCGCCAGGCCGTCGCGCTCGACTCCGGGTTGCACCACACCCGTAAGGCCGTCGAAGAGGTCAACGAGGCCATGAAGGTCGCCGCACGGAGCGCACAGGAGGCCCGCGATTCGGCGCTGGTCTACGAGAAGCTGAAGGAGTCGCAACCCGACTTCACGCGGCAGGTTCAGGCGCTCGAGGTGCGACTTGCCGCCGTCGTCGACTCGAACGCGCATCTTCAGGAACAGGTCACCAGGCTCGTTGGGCAGGTCGAAGATTTCGAGGTCGTTGCCGACTCGTTCGACGAGGTCAGCGGCGAAGTGCGAGGGCTCGACCTGCAGGTCAAGAAGCTCGACACGCTGACCAGGACGAGCAGGTCGCTCTAGGATCAGCGTTAGAACGTCCGGTATGCTACCAAGCCGCACCCTACGCTGAGTGACAGCGTAGCTGGATTCGAACCAGCGCCTCCGGACACGTCGACACAGATAGCTCAGTTACGCTTCCGCCGCAACATGCGCTTGCCGGCCCTGACCGCGGCGGCCTTTTCCAGGCGCTCCTGATACTCCGCGAACCCCGCCTCTCCCGGCTTCGGGCGCGGCGGCTTGGCGGCGACGAAGAGCTGGCTCAGCTGGTTTACGGCGCCGAGCACGGCGTCCGCCACGTCATCCACGAAGCCTTCCCGGTGACTCTGTCGATCCTCGCTCCAGGGCAGGGCGCTCCACTCGCTCAGCACGTCGGCGCAGTGCTCGGGTCGAATCTGAAGCGAGCCCGTCTTCATGAGCGCGCGCAGATACTCGATGCGCGGCTTCTTCCGCGGCTTGCCGAGCGCCTGCACGATGACGCCGCGATTCGCCATGTTCTGCACGAATCGGTCGCCTTCGCCTCCGCAGTCCGCGTAGATCTCGCCCGTGCGCCACGCCGCGCGCAGTGCGGCCAGCTCCACAGCGATCTCGTCATCGTCCAACTCGGGCACGTAGTAGGCGCGCAACAGGACAATCTCCCGGCCCCTGAGCGACTTGGCGGCCACCGCGAAGCCGTTCCCGTCGCCCCAGCCCGGGTCAACCACGACGACGATGCGCCACGGCTGGTCACGCGGTAGCTCCCATCCGGGCGGCAACATGTTGCGCTCCGCCGGAAGGTACACGAGCGAGTCTGTGTCCTTGACCCAGTCCGCCAGATACTCGCGGCGAAACTCAGCCGAGAGTTTCGACAGGATCGGTGCCCATGCCGGATCGTCGATCGGCGTGTCCTTCAGCGCGACCAGCTGCTCGACGATGGCATCAGCCGGCGTGTCATCGAGGATGTAGTTGCCCTCGTTCAGCTCTTCACGCAGGTAGCCCGCTGCATCGATATACGGATTGTCGAGCGCGGTCCACCGGTGCGACGACCAAGCGTTCACCTCTCGCCCGGTGTGGTCGCGACCAGTGCACTTCTCGTAGTAGAAGCCGCGCGGGTCGAGACCTGGCGAGCCGCACAGAATGAGCTGGCCGCCGCCGAGATGGTGAGTATCCATGAACTGCGGCGTGATGACGCTGGAGAGCAGATAGCGGAATTGCTGGTCGTGGCCCCCAAACGACCCGCACTCGTCGACCGCTGCCCGGCGCAGCCCGCCCGCGATGCCGCGAAGCTTTTCCACCTGGGCCCGGTCCTTCGCGGCCTTCAGCAGGATGCGGTAGCCGTTCGGCATCGTCGCAACCAGGTCGAGCCCGTTCATGTTCATTCCGAGCTGGTAGCGCTCATTGAACAGCGTCAGCGTCGGCCACAGGATGCTCTTGGCGTGCTCCTTCGTCAGCGCGACGAACAGCGACGAGTGCCCTGGCCACCGGTGATACTCCTCGAGCAACCACGCCGCGAGCGCATGCGAACCGCCACCGCGGCGGCCTTTTGGCCAGGTTTTCCGCGGAGATGGGTCCTCAAGTGCCGCTCTCTGCTTCGCGTGCAACCCATCCAGAATCCGCCACCACGGCGAGTCGGGGTCGTCCTCTACCAGGCTCTCCTGGATCAGGTCCTCGAGCAGGGTCGAATCGTCATCCGAGATGAGAGCGGGCAAGCCTACGTCTTTCTAGCAGTGTCCTGGTTTGACGTAGGTTCTAGCACGGGGCAGACTGTCATGACATGCCACCGCGTCTGGATCATTGGGGCGACATCGAGGACGAGACTCTCGCCGGGCAAGCGCTGACCGCTACAGCTCGGAAACGGCTGAGCGCCATCTCCAAGCGCAAACAGCGTGCATGCGAATGGCTGAGTCAGTACGAGGGTCTCGGCCTGAACCGGTTCGACGCCGGGGCATACGATGGCGCCGAGGATTACGACTTCATCGACACAGATGCCCAGGGCAACAAGAGCGAAGCGTATCGCCAGACTCACAACTACGGCGCTCGCGTCATGGATGCCATCGACGCGAAGATCTTCTCGCTCGAGCGCACCAAGACGCAATTCGTTGTGAGCGACGGCGGCTGGGCCGTGAAGGCGGCCGCTGTGAAAGCGGGCCGCTTCGTTGAGGGCCAGATGGCTGAGCCGAGCGGCATCTTCAAGGATCTCTGGGAGAGCTGGCGGCATGGCGCGCGGCTGAGCACCATCGCCACCGGCGCGAGCATGATGTGGTTCTGGAGCGACCCCACCCAGGGAAAGATCGTCACCGAGCTGGACGACTCGCTGAACACGTGGGTTGAGACAGGCGGTATGCCGTACGACGGGTACTCGTCGATCGGGCGCATTACGTATTGGGACCCGCGCAAGCTCGCGGCACGCTTCCCGAAGCATCGCGCGGATATCATGGCCGCCGCATCGGACCCGAAGCAGCTCACCCGATGGCGCGAGCTCTACTCCGAGGACGACGACGAAGAGGACAACGACGACTCGCTGCGTGTTCCGTTCATCCAGGGCTGGCGCATGCAGTGGGGCGACCCCGATAAGGGCGGCGTGCCCGGCGTCCAGATGTGTTGCATCCCGGGTCTCGTGCTCGACCGGCGCGACTACGAGAGTAGCGAACCGCCGTGTGTTCGCTTCTGCCCGATGCCGCAATTGGCTGGCGTGTGGGGCAGGACCATCTTCGAGCGATGCGTCGCGGCTGACCGTCGCTACAACGAAATCCTGAACAGCGTCGACAACGCCGAGCGGATCACGCCGAAGGGCGCGCTCGTGTTCGATCCCACATCCAGTGACGAGGAGCAACTGAAGGCCGTCAAGGATGTGATCCTGATTCCGCACACGGGACCGATGGATCGCGCGCCGCAATACACGGCGCCGCCGCCGTTTCACCCCGTCGTGCTCGACCTGCTGAAGCTCCACAAGGATGCCGTCTTTGACCTGCCGGGCATGAACGAGGCGCATGCGACCATGGCTCTCGGAAAGGGTCTGAGCGGCGTCGCGATTCGCCTGCTGAAGCAGGAGGTCTACGAGATCTTCGCTCCGCTCGAAGACGAATTCACCCGCTGCGTCGGGCCCGAGACCGCCAAGCAGATCATCCGTTGCGCCCGCGAGCTTCAGAAGGAAGGTGGATTCACTTCGCTCTGGAAAGGTGGCGGCGAAAAGGGCTGGCTTCAGGAGATTGGCGCGGACGTGTTCGACGTGCTGGAGAAGCACAAGTACCGCGTCGAGCCGCAAGCCGTGAGCGGGAGCGTCAACACGCTCGCGGACAACGTCGAGCTAGCCAAAGAGCTGGTGCAGATGGGCATCATCAGCGGCGAGGCGTACGCCAAGATTCTCCAGACGGGCTACGTCTTCGGTGCGACTGGCACACCGCTGAGCCAAGCTGAGGAGCAGTTCATCGAGCGGCAGATCGACGACTGGATGTATGCCGACCTGGAGACCGCGCGCCGCCGCTACATGGCGCCCGAGATCTGGATGGATAAGGACTACTCGCTGACCCTGAAGGTCGGGGCCGCGTATCTACAGGCTCGCCTCGAGATGATCGACGATATGGATGACCCAGAGGTCACCGCGCGTCTCGGGCTATTCAAGACGTTCCTCTCTCAGCTCACGGCCAACGCCAAAGAGCGAGAGATGATGGCCGCGCAGGCGCAGGCAGCTGCTCAGGGACAGCAGCCGATGCCTACCGCTTAACAGGAGACCCATGGCAGACGAACAGACCGCGGCGCCGCCTCAATCGAGCGCGACGCCGTCAGACTCCGATGACTCAATCATCGGCGACATCCTCAAGGGCGCACCCGAAGAATCGCGCGGCGATGCCGACGGTGGCGATGACGCTGAAGGAGAGCAGACTGAGGATCAGGCTGACGATGAGCACGAGTCGGATGATAGCACATCCGATGACGACGATGCTCCAGCCGATGAAACACCGGCGGAGGATGACGATTCTGCCCCCGACAATGAGTCAGACTCCGCCGCGCTGAAGGCGGCACGTAAAGCGGCGGACGATGGTGACCTGGACACTGCGTTCAAGCTCGCGTTCGGCAAGAAGCCCGAGGAGCTGTTTCCGAACGACAAGCGCTGGACGCAGTGGCGCGCGGCCAACAACAAGCGCGATCGTGCGTTTCAGGCTCGCGAGCAGGAGCTGAATGCGCGAGACCAGCAGGGTCAGCAGTGGGTCACGACACAGCGCCAGCAGATCTCGGGCATCATCGACCAGCTGCGCCCGTACGAGGAGATTCACCAGGCGCGTGTAGCCTTCAAACAATCGGGCGACCCTGAGTTGCTCAAGGCCATCATCGAGAAGACGGCGGAGATGCCGTACGACGAGGCGCAGAAGATCATCCTCACGAAGAGCCGCCGGAGCCCGGGCGAGCGCGCGCTGGCTCAGCAAGTCCAGACTCTGATGCAGAAGCTGGAGGAAGCTGAGCGAAAGAAGACAGAAGAGGCTCAGCAGCTCACCCAGCATCAGCAATACCAGGCCGACCTGGGACTCATCACGAGCACGCTCAGGGGCGAAGTGACGAAGGTCCCGCGCTTCGCGGAGCGAGTCTACCAGGTGCTGGTCAAGACTCGGACCCCGACTGGGCTCAGCATGAGCGTCGAAGAGGCTGGGCAGCGCGTGCTCGCGTCCGAGCGTCGAAAGCTCGCCAAGCATCCGCTCATCAAAAAGCCGGCGCCAAAGCCCGATGTCAGCGAGGCTGCGCGCAAGCTAGCATCTGCCAAGAAGGCCAAGCAGTCGCCGCCGGTGCTCCGACGTGACAGCCGCGGCAACGGCGCAGTCGACGAGAGAAACGAAAGCACAGACGACATCCTGGCCGACATGTTCAAGAACAGCAATCGCCGGAGGGCGCAATGAGCAATCTGCTGGAGCTGGTTACCCGCGACACTCCGGAGCGCGCGCCCGAGGCGCTGGAGGGGCTCCGTGACCGCAACGTGTTCGACTTCGTGCAGTGCGTCCCGTGGAAGCAGGAGCGCCGCGCGATCGCCCTGAACGGCATCCTGGCGCCAACGATGTACGAGATCACGGGCAGCGACTCGAGCCGCGATAAGCCATTCATTGGCGAAGTGCTGAGCACTGGCCCCGGGCTGGCCCCGGAGCGCATATGCGTTCTGCCGGGCGACGTGTTCCTGTGCACGCTCCACAACATCAGCTACCGGCTCACGGAGCGCGGTCGCAAAACCTACATGGTTCGCAACGGCGTCATCTACGCCAAGCTCGACAAGGGGACGATGAACTTGAAACCGCTTCAGGACCTGATTCTGGTGAAACGAAACGAGGAGCGCGCGCTCGCCCACCAGAGCGGCGGCCCTATCTGGCTCCCGACCGACGACGTGACCACCGACGACGTGCGCTCTCCAGCCATCACGGCGGCCTACGGCGAAGTGGTCTCCGTTGGCCCTGGGCGCTACCGTGACGGCAAGTGGAGCGAGCCGCCGTGCCGCGTCGGTGACCTGGTACTCTACGATGCCAGCTACTCGACGTTGCCTGTCACCATCCGCGGCGAGAATTTCACACTCGTGCCCACGCCGCAGATCGTGAAGATAGCGGACGAGGCGGCGCCCTAAAACCGCGGAGGCTTGCGCCAGTCGAACCGGGTCAACAGCATCGAGTCGCGCCAGCCGCGGTCGGTGACGATGCTGGTGAGCCGATCCTGGCGCAGGCTGAGCTTGCGCTGCTCGTCGGCGAGCGCCCCGAATTGGTCGACGACAGCGTCATCCCGGCGCGCCAGGGAGACCAGGTGTCGCTGCACGGTACGCATCGTCCGTCGCTGGCTCACGGCGTCCCATACCAGTCCGATAACCGCTACCCCTAGCGACGCCAGGGCCACTGCTTCAGGCGACATACTGAAGCGTACCACATCGGCCGCCTAAGCGCTGCTCGCTTTCGGGGCAGTGCGCGACTTGCGTGGCTTGCGTGGCGGTCGGAGTCCAGCATCGACCAGCCGTTGCCGGTCCTCCGTGATGAGCCGCCGCACGTAGTCGCTGAAGCTCTCAGCGTGATACTCGGCGAGCGCCTTGGCGCAGTCGTCCTCTTCCTCTGTCACCCGTATCTGCCAGAGGACGGTGCTCGCCTGCGTGGTGCCTGGTCTGCGGTTCATCGCCTTGCGTCATTACAATGGCAGGACGTTTGAGTCCAGCGAGCCATCCCACAGCGGCCTACTGTATTTACAGATTGTGTCGAAACTGTGTTGCACATGTGCATCATGGGCGCATAATCGTAATTACAATCACAGGGAGGGTGGTACTGTGGCGGACGATAGCCTGATCAGAGAGGCTCTCGCGGAGTCGGAGCGTCAGCGGCGGAGGCGCCGTGCGCGCCGGGTGCGCTGGACGGATTTGGACAAGGAGCTTGCGGCTCAAGCCCTGGCTGAGATCGCGGGTGAAAAGGGGTCTGATGAGTAGATGGGAATTGCCGGCCGAGCTTACATTGAGTCGCCTCGCGGAAAAGTGGCTTGAGGACATCGCCTCGGTGATCGACCCGGAAACGGCGTCGCTGTACCGGCTGCACATGAGGACGCACCTGTGCCCCCACTTTGGCGACGATCCGCATGCCGTCCGGACGGCTTCGATTGCCGAGTATGGACGGTCACGGCTGAGAACGGTTAAGCGCGCGACACTGCAAAAGGAACGGTCGACGCTGCGTGGCTTTTTGGCATGGTGCGAAGAGCAGGGGTACCTGGTCGACGCGCCCGAATTCCCGAAGCTCCCGCGCAAGGCTATCGGGACGGCGTTCGCTGTGCGCCGCCGGGGCCAAGCTACCGACATCTCCCTGGAGGAATGCGAGGCGCTCATTGCGGCGCTCCCGCGCTGGACGCGCCCGCGCACCGACCAGCCATCGTTCCCGGTCCGGGCCCGGTTCGTGGTCGCATTCGAGACCGCTCTGCGCCCGGCTACCCTCGACGCGCTCTCGGTCCCGGAGCACTACTCCCGCGGCTCGAGCACGCTGACCATCACGGACGACATCGACAAGGCTCGGTTCGGCCGAGTCCTGCCGCTGACGCCCGCGGCGCGCGCCGCGCTCGAGAGCGTCTGTCGGCCCGGGATCACCGGCCTGATCTTCGGGAGCCATGACTATCGGTGGCAGCTCAGGAAGGCCGCCAAAGCGGTTGGGCTCCCGGCGGCGAAGCTCCGTACCTTCTGCGCCTACGACCTCCGCCACGCCCGGCTGACTGAGCTCGCCGAGGGTGGGAACCTGACCGGGACGGCCTACGTGGCAGGGCACCGCCGGGTCACTACCACGGCGCTGTACGTCAAGCCGGGGCTCCGCGCCGGCGAGCGCGCGCTCGAACAGGCCGAGCGGTCGCGCGCTAGCAGCGGGTCTTTTCCAGTGGGATTGCTTAAGTCTCCGAAAGTTCAAGGATTGTGCGAAGGAGAGGACTCGAACCTCCACGGCCTTTCGGCCGCTAGCACCTCAATCCACCGGAAGGCTGCGCACAACCTAGACGCGCATGCGCTGCGCAGCGAGGCCGTAGCCATCCTCGCGGCCGCCGCCTCTGGAGAGAGCGTCGATGAAGACCGCGTCAGGGCATTGGCGCTCGGCGCCATCGCGATGACGCCCGTCGGCAGGCTCTCGCTGGCTGTCCTCGAGGGCGGCGACTTCGCTCCGCGCCGCACCATCGAGCTTGCCCGGTTGCTCGCCGAGTCCGCGCCTCGCGCGCGCCGCGAGGAGGGTCCTCGATGAGGGGGAGGATCCGGACCGTCAAGCCGGAATTGTTCAAGAGCGAGAAGCTCTGGGACCTGCAGGTGCAGACCGGGCTTCCCCTCACTCAGGCGTTCATCGGCCTGTTCTGTTACGCCGATCGGGAGGGTCGATTCGAGTGGCGCCCCCGCGCGCTGAAGAGCGACGTGCTCCCGTACTGGGATGGCGACTTTGAGGAGGTGCTCAAGGCACTTGCATCGAAGATGTACATCGTACGCTACACAGTCGCCGGTAAGGACTACGGATTTATCCGTGACTGGCGCCTGCACCAGGCCATCGGGAACAAGGAGGTTCCGAGCGAGATACCTTCTCCCTCGGACCACGCCAAGGCTTCCTTGGAAGCTTCCGAGGAAAACTTGGAAGCTCCCGAGCGGAAGGGAAGGGAAGGGAAGGGAAGGGAAGGGGAATGGGAAGGGGGTATGGGGGACTTCGCTCCGCCTTCGGCTCCGCTCGACTCCCACGATGCAACGCCGTTGCACCGTGACGAGGATGGTGATTGCCGGACCGCAGTAGGGGCTAGAATCGCCCCGGAGCCATCGGTGGCACCCAAGCCACGTCCAAAGAGCAAGCGGCCCTCCACGAGCCTGCCAGACGACTTCGTCCCGAACGACAGCGCCCGCTACCTGGCGCGTACACTGTCAGTGGATTTGGAGCTGGAGTTACCAGCGTTCGTCGATCACCACCGAGCGCGGGGTTCGACCTTCAGCGACTGGCAGGCGGCGATGCGCACCTGGATCCGGAACAGCGCCAAGTGGGCCGTGCCGAAGAGCGGGCGGCGCGCGTCGGAGCAGGACGAGCGTCTGAGCGAGCAGGCGAAGCGCGTAGCCATGCTGCGCGCGCAAGAGGCTGAGGACGAGCGGCGAGCCTCAGGAGGTGGGACGTGAAGAAGTCCGACGCAGCCGAGCTCGTGATGCTCCTGCTCGGCGCCTACCCGCACGCCAAGGTGCATTCGCGCACGAGCCAGGTCTACGAGACGATGCTGGCCGACCTGGACGTGGAGAGCGCTCGCGCTGCCGTGCAGCGTCTCATCACGACGAGCAAGTTCATGCCGACGGTCGCTGAGGTTCGAGCCGCGGCGGCTGATCTGGAGCGCGGCCCGGTGCGGAGCGGCGCCGATGCGTGGCTCGATGTGCTGGCGCAGATTCGGAGCGAGGGCTACTGCGGCGCTCCGCGGTTCGATGATGCGATCGTGACGGCGCTGGTCGAGCGGTGGGGCTGGAGCAGGCTATGCCTAGAGGGCTCTCTCGAGGCGGACCGCGCGCGTTTCATCGAGGCATACGACTCGCTCGCTAAGCAGGCACGTGACCGTGAAGTGAGCGGGCTCGCATTGCCATCGGCGCCAGCGAGCAAGCGTCTCACGAAGGGGGCAGCGTGACTTTCGCGAATCGACTGATGGCAGACCCGGATGCACTTGCGCGGTCTCTCGCGAGACGTCACAACTTGGTCTGTAATGACGGTTCAGTCGTCTGCTGGAATTGCAGGCGTGAATCAGCGCTGATGCCGTCTCTGCATTGCGGCGCGTGCCTCGGGGAAACATGGCGCAGGCTCGGAATCATCGAGCCACGATGCGAGCAGCGAGAGCAGACGGAAGACGACAAGCGCCTGATGGCGCCATTAACAGGAGCAGCAGAAGAACATGAGCAAAGCAACGAATAAGACGGTTCTGGTCACCACCGCGCATCGCGGAGTCTTCTGGGGGCGTATCGAATCTAAGCGCGACAAGGGCCGGACCTTGGTTCTGTCGGGCGCACGAAATGCCATCTACTGGGCCACGACCAAAGGATTTGTCGAGCTGGCGCAGGTGGGCCCGAACAAGTCGAGCAAGATTGGCATGGCAGCTACGCGCATCACGTTGCACGACGTGACGAGCGTCACCGAGTGCACCGAAGCCGCTGCGAGGGCTTGGGAGGCCGCGTGAAGCCAAGAACGCTTCGTGTGGTCACTGTCGATGACATCGTACGCGGTGGAGCGTGCCTGGAAGGAACCTTAGCCTGGAGGGACGCAAAGGCGCCGCTATGCACCGCGATCAGTGTGGATGAAGCACTGGGCCTGGCGAGCGCGGAAGAGGCGCAGTATGTCGCCATGGCCTCGGGGCGAGCAGGCAACGGCGACGGCGACGGCAACGGCGACGGCAACGGCTACGGCTACGGCAACGGCT